ACTGGGTTAAAAGTTTTCGCATCCGTAAAGAATGACGTAGTTTCATTAAATCCAAAATCATCATCTGCATTAGCACTAGATGGATCAGGTGTAACTGTATATCGTTGTTCTCTTTTTGGAGATTTATCAGGAAGATTGAGAAATTGATCAACTTGAACAGTTTTAATGACACCACTGGATGTAACAGGACCATACAGATAGAATTTGCATGTAAAGTTCATTGTATATATCAATGCTCTTCGTTGTTCAAAATCACCTTCGTAACTATCCTCATAAGTTATACCATTTAAGATAATTGGAATATCTCTTTTGATGCCCATATCTGCCATATCGTTAACGGTGATAGTATAGTCTGGTTGAAAGTAAGGAAGAATTTGTTCTACAATTTGTAGTGCATCATCTGATTGCTTTGCCAGAATATATAACACAACATCCAAGTTGTAAGGCACTGGCATAAACTGGCTATCAAGAGACCTTGTTTTATTTCCTGTATTAACCTTTTTAAACTTTTGTACTCGGTTTAATTTTCTGGTAGAATCATAGGAAAGGTTTTGAATTTCAAAACCAATTCGTGGTAAAGTTACAGCTACCTTACTTGACAGATCAGCATCAGACCTAAGACGAACCAAAAACTTTTCTCTTGGACCATAAGCAAGAGGAACCTTCATGGATTGGATAATATTGCCAGAGCCATCTTTACGAACCAATTGAATATTATTAAATGTCGTTCCAAACGATACGATTATCTTTCGTATTGTTTCATGATAAAATTGTTGCCCCAACATTATGAACTACTCCCTACGTCACCAAATGGATTTCTTTCTGAGAAGTCTAACACAGTATTATCAGCAACATCAAACAACTCATTCTGTGCCGAGGTGTCTACATTACCATCATCAGCTGTGCTTCCATCACCTAATATATAGCCTTCCTGTAATAAGAACTCTCCGGTCTCTGAAAGAAGAACACCAGCAGATGTTGTCATATCACTTGTTTCAAGTGCGACTATCTCATCACCACCTGTATCTTCAACATTTTCATGCACAATTCTACCAATCTCATTCTCTAAGAATAGCGCATCAATTGAAGCAGAATCTTGTTCCATAGTAAATTGTAATGCAAGAGTATCAGTCGATAAACCATCTTCAATCGCATCAATCGCAGAAATGTCTGTATCCAGAACTTCTGAACTATAATCAAAGAGGCGGCATCGCATCTTATAAACTGGATTATTATCTAACTGAAAATATGGCTCATCATGGTCTACAAAATTAATTTGGAATAACTTTGATAGAATTGGATGAAAAATTAAATCTCCCTCTAATGGCCTATCAGAATCAGTTGCTGTTGCTTCCGAAATGATATATCCACTCTCAAACGATGCTGAAGCTTCAACTGTTGCACTATCTAGAGTTCCATCTTCCAATAAGATAGAACCACTAAGTGTATCTGTTCCACTCTCTATTGTAACCTGTTTAGTCAACTCTTGAAATCTAGTTTTAGCAACAACGAATGTTGCTTCACTTAAATTCTGTAGACCAAACTGATTCATAAGTTCTTTTTCACCACCAAATCCAGCTTCACTATTTTCCATATACATTTCAATCTTTGCTTGAGTATTGAATTTGGCAAGACTGTCCGTTCCAAGAATCGTATCCTCATTTACGAGTGTTCGATCTAGGTAGAAAACATCATGGCCATGTATCTGAATAGATTCGATAACCAAATCTCTGTACAGATTTTGTTCTGTAGATATGGCCGCAACATTGCTTGTGTGAAACGCTGAATTGACTGCCATGAGTTATCCTATCATATAATCAAGTGGTAACTCGTAAGCTAACTGAATCTGCTCTTCCAATCTAATGATTTCCTCTTGTGCCTGTTGAAATATTGTATCTCCATTCATTGTTACACCACCCAACATGGTAACACCAGAAAACTTACTAAGGTTTGCTCCCCATTGCCTTTTGATAAGTGCAGTAGCATATCTTTTTAAGTAAATATCATCAAATATATCTGTGTAAGATGTTGGGTCAAGTTTCCTGTAAGCTTCGATAACAATAAAGTCTACATCAGGAGTTACATCATTTTCCCAATCCATATCAATATACAAACGATTTTGGTGTTGATTGAATCTTATTGGTGTTTCTCCAACTAAGATATGTTCCAAGTAATCTAGATGTTTCATTGTCATGTCATAATGAATGACTGATTGTGAAGAAAGATCAAACATGTCATTTAATCTTAACTGATAACGAACATCAAACATATTCGCATTTCCACCTGTATTAGTGAAAGGAAAAACTTGAATAACAGAGACTACTGAGTCTGGAACAGGAATCCAGTTATTACCTTCTAACCAATCAGCAGTTACAGTGCTATCAATTTTATCTGTAGCAGTTGCAGTGTCATTTGCTCTTGCTCTTGTAACTTCAGCAGTTGTAATCAAATGCTTTAGATACATTTTCTCAACACCATCATAGTGATATTGAGAAAAATATTGTAATGCTTCATCTATACGATCATCTGCTTGATCATCAGACACATTAATATCAATAACACCAAATCCAAGATTTCTTAGACAGTATGATTTGAATGTAGCTTTTGTCGTTGGTATAGCCATTACTTGTCTACCAATTGTTGCAAGAGATTTTTGATTTCATGCATCTCCGATTTTAAAGTATTTATCTCTCTGGTTGCGTTTCTAATTGTGTCTCGCTGTCCTTCTTCTTCCAGAAGTTTTATTCTTGATTCCTCTGACCTTGCCTTTGCTTTTTCATATGCACTTTTATTACGATTTATAACAACGCCTGGAACACTAGAATCTTTAGCTAAATCTGGTTCGCCTTCAACACGTTGATAATTATTTGCCATTATAGTGCCAATGCCAATGCTCGTAAATCTTTCAGTCTTGGTGGTTCAGACATATTTGTTCCCTGCATTACAATTTTAATTGAGAATGCAATAAACTCATCCAATGGAGTTCCAATACCATCATCAGTAACACCAGAACTATATTCATATTCTTGAAAATCATCTTGGTCTAGAGATGGGTTCACAAATCTATCTGGAGAACCATCAGTATTAAAGAATTCATAATCTATATCATCAAAATCAACTGAGTCTTGCGATCCTAGAACCTTGAACAAAATCTTAATCTCAGATGTTGCTGGTCTGTGAGCAGTTAATAATACTTTGAGTGCAGTAGCTGGATTTTCCAATACAACCCTCTTTGTTACATAAATCGCAGCATTACTATCACCCTCTGGTGATGTAGATGCAACGAATGTCAAATTTGATGCTAAATCTGAAGCTGAATCAATATTATTCATTCTGTTAGCAACAGAAACCCATGAAACTCGTTTTGAATCAATAACTGGTGATAGGTTTGCCATATCACTAAACAAGACTAAATCTTTTTGATATGATTTAGCACCACCCATTTCATTTGTTTCATTGATGGGTGACGCAATCATAAAAGTATTATCAAATTCAATATTGTCGTTGAGTGATACACCTAATGCATTTGCAGCACCAGTTTTGGTAAATGAAGTTTCTGATCCAGAAACACTTGTTCCAGTTGTTAACCGAGCCTTAGCTGTAATTGTGGTTCTTTCTGGTTCTAATACATTTGCTTGTGCGACCCCTGTATTGATAATATGATTTTCTGAGGCAAGAACAGCATTACCACCATTATCAGCAGATGATCCAGCACCACCATCAAATACAGGACTAGATGTTAGAAGTATACTATAAGAATCTAAATCTGTGTTTGCAATCGCAGTGTGTGTCTTATTGACTTGTGATAATGGAACTTTATGTAGTTGGAAGAACTCTACTGTTGCTCCAGAAGAATGAGCAGCAGCAGCTGTGCTTTCTTGTGCCCTAACCAAAGTTGTAACAGATGCTCCAGATATGGTTTCATAGTACATTATTTCATCATCAATCTTAATGTAAAAACGAGGAGTAGTATCTGCTGTATTCGCAAACTTTCCAGTTGTTTTATTAAAATTAGTACCACTTGTCAAAGTTAGAGATGTTGCAGTAGATGTTATTGCAGCACTCAAGGTTGTTGATAATCCAGAACTGGCACCAGAAATAATAACATTGTTAGCGGTATTATACATACCATTATCTTTATGTACTACCTTTAATGCAGTGTCGCCATGAGTAAATGTCAGTGGATTTGGTTTTAGTCTTCTACTGGGTACATCATCATTTTCTAAAGTAACAGTGCCGAGATCAGTTATGTTAAAAAAGGCTCTTTTTATTCGGAACTTCAAATCTTCTTGTGGTGAAATAGCCCAAGCAGTATTATTGTGAGATTTGAATAATGCTCCAATATGTGGTTGTCTGCCAAGTGTTGGACCTCCACCCACTGGAGTTTCGCCCATTAATGATATCCACACTTTATGTTCTGGGCTATTGGTTAGTAGACAAATACTATATTCTGAGTCTGATTTAACATAAACTGGTGATGCGAATGTAAATGTTGTAGGTGTCTCAGCTGTCAAGTCGGTAATGATATCAGTGGCGGCTTTTACAACTCTACCAAAAGGTAATATTTCAGCACTTGGTTCTCCATTTAATGTAGTTCGTAGTTCTAAAGTGACAGGTACATTTTCATCTTTAATAGCAAAGAAAATATCTACTGATGTTATAAAACATCCACCATCAAGTTCGTCTTCTGTCACATTTGAGCTATTGCCGCTATCCCGGCCATCATTAACAAGTTGTTTAATAAGAAATGTCTGTGCAAGCGGGTCACCCTGTGGTTGCGGTGGAGGTGGAGGTGGACGTAATCTAAGAGTAACATCAGTTGTTGATTCAAACACACCTTTGGCTTGATAATAAGCATTACCAAATGTAGCTGGATCAGTTGTCCTAACATCTGTGCTACTGGAAGTAAGTCTAAATTCAACTTCACCAGTTGCAAATTGTGGATTGCCAATAACCGTTGGATCAGGAATATCAAGAAATCCTTCAACATGTCCAGCGGCAGTTGTAATAAGTGAACTTCCGGCCGGTGCTGTAGTTAATCCTTCACTAGCAGACTCACTTGTAAATTCACTTGTCATAGTAACAAATGCACTTGCATTTGTTTTATCAAAAAAGGTGTATAATCTTGCATTAGGTCTAAAACCATCACCAGTAAATTTAATCTGTGATGCTCTTATAAATGGTTTAATACCTCTTGTGACAACACGAAAACCATTACCAACTCTTTCTAAATTTGCAATACCAAGAGTGAACGGGGCTTCTCCAGCTTGTCTTCTAACTGATATGGAACGAGAGAATGCATTTGCTCCACCTTGTTCTTCTGGAACATCATTGACTTCGACAACACCACCCCATTGAGACTGCCAAGAATTCCATATAGCACCCATAACATTATCTGGTGTAGCCGCAGCAAAATCAAAATCATGTGCGACACTAATTACAACTGTTGGACGAACCTCTGTTTCAAACCAATCGTCACCATATGGATCAAGTTCAATAAATCCTTGCCAAGTGGAAAGTAAAAGTGGAGATACTCTTTCTACTCTAGTTGCAACCTCATTTTGAGTCAAAATTACTTCAGTGTATGGCAAAGTGAGAAGATCGCCTGTCTTTTGATAATGAGCAGAAGCTCTTTGGGAATCAGTTGTAGCTTGTTCAGATAAACCAACATTTTGCATTTTATGTTTTGGTCTTAATTCATTATTTTCTGGATCAATAGAACACTTATAATCAACATTTGCAACATCGCCAGTTCTATGACCAGCAAAATTATCTACAACAAATCCAGATTTAAACCTATTCAATCCAGCTGCATCAGTAACTTCTAAATCTTGCGCTGATCTTTCCAATAAGTTTAGTGATGTATAATATTCGACATGTTGCATCCGTCTTTCTAATTTACCAATATCTTTCATGGTAAATCTTTGATGACGCTCTCTTTTTATTTCAACATCTTTGGGAGAAAATGTAAATGCCGGTAAAAACAATGTAGCCAGTTTCATATTTGTTTCACTAGCTGTTGGTAAAACTGGAAATTCAGCACCAATGCCTTCCTTGATTATTAACGTGCGAGTTGGTGTTAATTCCACAATAACATACTTTGGAAGAAAAAACTCAAAATCACTTTGAATAAAAGAATCTGGTTTAGGAACATTTGATATTGATGATCCAGTGCCATCGTATTGTCTTGAGAAGAAATCAAATGAATGTCCTGTAACTTCATCAGTGGTTGTAAGTGTCGATGAAGTTCCAGCAATGTCCTCAACTCTTGGACGGAAATCATAACAATCAATCAAAGGAAACTCGCCAGTTGGCGCTGGTGAATCTGGATCAATTTTTGTAGCACTATATTTTGGAATATCCTCAAATGTCATTTGGTCTGCTACATCAGTATATGAATCAACAGTAAAAACATCACCAGTGTTATGTTCAAAATAATCGTATACAACCATGACCTTGCCGGTTGGAGAAGATGCACTTTGTTTTTTTACAATTCTAGCAATATCATAGAAGTTATCTCTCTGTCCTGTATCAAGAATATAGTTATTTGTAATATTTTCACTACCAGCAGTTACAAGAGTAATACTTGCGGTGGCCCCGGATGATTGTCCAGTGATTGTATCGTTTACAGTGAAGTCTGCTGTGCTTATAAGAATATATTCCATAGGACTTGAAATACTAATAATTCTTCCTTCTGCTCCAGTGACTGAGCCTATTATCCTTTCACCTCTGGTAAATGAACCTGTTATAGTTCCAAGTGTCAAAGATGGCATTGTTACAGCAGTACTTTCTTCTTCTGAGTCGAGAACTGCAACTAATTTAAATACATCGGCTCTACCCAAAGAAATTGTTCTATCTGTGGGTCGAGTTCCAAATGCGTCTGCACCGCCTGGATTGACTTCCAACTTTTTCATCAGTTGAACAGTTTTATTCTTTTGACTTACGCTTGTTTTTAATATTGTAGCAATTAATTTAACTTTTGTACCAGTAGGAAGACTTGTTGCATCTGTAATTGTTATTGCAGTCGTTCCTGTTCCGGCAATAGTAGAAGAAATAGATACAATATCTCCTTGCGCTGCTCCACCACCATCAGCAAGAACTGATAAAGTATAATCTTTTTCTGCATGTGCGACAAAAGTTTCACCAGCACCAGCATTAAAGGTTACAGCATTGCCAACTGTTGTTCCAATAAACTGTTTTCGGATTGTGTATTGAGTATCAGACAACCCAGCATTTGAAGCAGTCAAGTGAGTTTTAATAACTTTCTTTGGACCTTTATAAACAAGAAGATTTTTTTCTGGGTTTTTAAGTTTTGCTCGCTGTAGTCTTTCGACAGAAACATCATCGCCTGTTTCTGTAACCAAATTACCTTCAGTTCTGTTAGCACTTTCTTCTAATAAAATAAGGTCTAGAGATTGATCTGATTCTGTAACAATATCTGCTGTAAAATCTTCTCCAGAATCATCATCATCCATAAATGTTTGTTTTGTATCAGAAAAAGAAAATGGCTCTACTTTTAATATGGTCAAATCTGCATTACTGCTATCTTCAATAACATCATCTGTTTCAGATGAATCGGATGCTGTTATTGTTTCGCCCTCTGCAAAAGCTCCTGCAACTGAAGTAAGAAGAACATTGGTTGCACTTGTTCCTGACGCAAACACAAAACCAGTTGCACCAGATGTAACACCTTTAATCTGTGTTCCACCATTTGTATGAGTTGCAAGAAGAGTTGGACTGGGTGTTCCACTCAAAGTCAACTGTGTAAACATTTTTAAATCAAAGATAAATAACTTATAGACTGATTCAACATTTGTTGAAGAAGAACCAACAGTTCCTTGACTGTATTCTAAACCTCTTGCTCTTGCAACACCAATATGTGTTCCAGCAGCAGTTCCTCTTGTTGAAGTTGCCCTATCATATAAGTCAATCTGTTTGAACTGTGTAGTTTCTCCACTTATTATTGAAATATCAGGACTTCCAAATACATTTGTTACATTAACAAAGTTTCCTAATTCTGCTGTTGTAATTCCAGCATTAATCGTGTTGAAATCTCTAGCTTTATTGATATCTAAAATTGTTGGCTCAAAAACATTTAGCTCTAGACCTTTAATATATGCTTTACCTGTAGAAACTTTTAATGCCAATAAATCTGTACTAGCTTCATTTCCTTGCTCCGTTACATCACCAAGAGTAAATCTTCCTACATTCTCATTGATTGATACATTTTCAAATATTTCAAACTCAAAAGGTTTAACAGTATAATCACCAGACTCATCGAAAGTCCTTCTTGCAAAAGTTTGTTCAAGTTCAGAATATTCTGAGAACCTTGCAAGTGACCGAATAAGGCCATCTTGAATATCCATCAACTGAACAAAATTTTCATCCGTAACGGTGCCTCGAGGCAACTTAACTAAGGACAACTCCAGTTTGAGTCTATGGGCACCTTTTGCCGCAAAGTTTGTAGAACCTGTAGAGTTATCTAATAAATTAGCATCTTGTTCTGGTGTAACTAGTGTTTCTGAGACATTAAATCCAACTACAAAAGATGGTCTAACTTCATACGGATCAAGGATTAGTGCTTCTTCATTATTTTGAATAAAAAATCCTCTAACATAATATACACCAGATTCAACCTTTACCGCTTTCCCTTTCCTAGACGCAGGCCCAGTCGGACTAGAGAGTTCCGTCGATGTTCCTGTCGTAGCAGTAAAAGGAGATGTAAAAGTGGTTGAAGAAGCAACATCTGAGGAATATGCTGTTGTGTGAGTAATACCAGCATTTGCTGATATATTTTCTCCATCTGCAAAAATAAATGTTTCAAAATTAGAGCCGGTTCCCTGATATGCAACATGAAGTAGAGGTTGATCTGTTGATGTTCCAGCAGTAAACCCGACAACTTTTGCAGTTACACCAGTGGTAGCACCAGTAATTAAAACAGGGGTATCTGCATTATAATATTGAGAAGGGTCAATAGTTTCACCAGAAAAGGTATTTGCTAATTTGAGAGTTGCAACATCACGCAAACTAATCTGGCCTGGGATTACCATAGAGCCTTCTTTGAAGATATGACTCCCATGACGTTCTATTTGATTTTGTAAAGCAGATTGTAATTGTGTTAACTCTCTAGCTTGTATTGCAAAGCCTGGTCTAAAGAGTTCTTTTACAAAATTATTTGTATCTGTAAAATCATCAAAGTAAGGGGCAACATTTAAGTTTTTAATTTCTGGCATATTAGAATTCCACTATAATTTTAATATCTTCTGTTTGGTCTGAAGCTCTAGATATTGGTCTTCTATTTTCTTTGTAAATTATATTTCCACTATCAGCTGCAAGCTCTGGATTTGCGTACCCATCAGCAAAGGTAATTGTACTTGCATTCGCAAGAGTGACGGCACTATCAGCCCCCGCATCTGGAGTTCCCGACGCACCAGAAGAAGCACCAGTGACAGCATTTGCGCCACTGAAAGCAACATAGGCACCCGTGGATGAGTTTGTTCCAAAGTCTGCATGTCTCTCTTGTTGATAATAAAGAATATCTAAACTAGAATCATATTCAACAACTTTACCAATCGCAGCTGTAGAAGCTTGGGTAATTTTTTCATCAGAACTAAATGTTCCACTCACTGAACCTGTTCCACTTGCAGGAAACTTTAAAGCATATGTTGTTCTTGCAGTGGCTGATGTCGCTACTGTTGAGGTGCCAAAATCTGTTGGGTCTACAACTAATCCAACATTTCTAAAATCATTTTCAGATGAAATATCATCACCTTCTGCACCTGTAAGTGTGGTGTTTGTCATTACAAAATGACCACCCAATTCATTTATACCGTTTGTACCGTGACCACCTTTTGGAGATATAATAACATCAAATACAGGGTCAGTTGTTCCACCAATTGCAGAAGCAGAAGTTAATCCTGAGTCAGAAAATGTGAAACCAGCAGTTACATTAATTGTTCCATAGGTATAACTAGAACCAGCAGCAAAAATGCCTGATGTTGTAGAAGAGTTAGTTCCAAAAGATTGAACTTTACCACTAGATATTACAATTCTAATAACAGCACCATCTGCTGTTCCATTATTAGCACCATCACCATAAATAGCAGCAAAATAAGTTCCATCTGTGCAACCAGCACCGAGATTTGTTACTCGAAAAGATTCAACTGCTCCATCACTTGCAGCTGCACTAACAGTGCTATCTGTTACTACTGGCATAAAGTCTGTAGTTAGAAATTTAGTTGCGTTAGAAGCAGAAATAGTATACATATATTTAAGAACATATCCACCAGTAGTAAATAAAGATGTGCTTTCTGAAGTAGGTTCTGATCCGTCAAATGCAGCGGCCGCTGTAAATTCTCCAGCTGGAATATTACTAATTACTTTATAAACTCTATTTGCAGAGGTTCTAAAGTAAAATGTAGAAGTGTAAAGAGAAGCTGCGCCGGAATCAGTTACATTAAGAGAACTATAGTCATCCTTATACATATCAAATGAAGTTTCATTTGACCAATCTCGTCTTGGAATAACTTGAAGAATGTCCGAGGAGCTAATTTTCTTTGCACCTAACATTTGATCCCAAAAGTAAAATTCATCAGACACACTATCTGGAGGAGTTGGAGGAGAAGTATCACTAGCACCAGTGCCATCATTTGCAGCACTAAATGCAGTTGATTTTCCAATGAAGAGATAATAGGTAGAAGCTGCCGCTTCAGTGAAAGATTCAACAAACTGCGAAGCATTGTGTAGTTTAAATTTTTCTGTGATGATTGCTACCATTTTCGGTTCCCATATCTTTTATATATTTATAAGACGTTTCCATTGATTATAATTATTTATAAGTATTTTGATGCGATACAATTGGGTCCAAACTGTCCATCGTCAAACCAATCAGATTTTTTCACAAACCCCGCATTCATATAAGATTTTACTGCTGATTGTCTTGGAAGAGTCCAAACCCAACTACCACCATTACTTCTTGCATATTCTAAACAATGTATCAGTATTAACTTTGCCAATCCTTTTTTTCTGTACTCTGGATTTACCCACAACCCTCTTGACCTATAATATGTAAATATTCCTGTGTCAGTTACAAATACACTATTAACACACACTATACTGCCATTATCTTCTATTCCAAAGAATGTTGGATTAGCATTCTTAGCCATTTCTTTATCTTTACCTAGAAAATTATCTGTCCACTTCCATGTCCACTCATTTGCCTTTGCAACTCCATTCTTCTTATTAGGCCACAAATATGTCTCCCATATAGGTTTTATATCTTCCCACCCTATTTCTTTCACTTCATACATGTATACTATAGTCCTCCCACAAATGTGGTTTATTGAGGGAATGAGTAAAGTGAACAAACTTTATATCCTCATGGAACTCTCCTCCAAGGTAGATATAATCATTTCCTGTTATGTCACTATATTTATTAGTCAACTGAATCTGCCATTTTGACATACTCTTTCCATAGTTTATACTTTCATCTGTCACCCATCTTGTGAACCATGCCTCTGGAAGCGTTATCAACTCAAGATTCTCTTTTACTGAGTCTTCTACAAAATATTGTTCGCCATTCACTGGTCCTTTAGTTGTTCCGTTTTTGATATAATAATGTTGCCAATGGTGAGGGTCACTCATAAACTTATCAAAAATATATTTACAGTCCTTTGGGTAATATTTAAAGAATCCACCATTTATCACATACCCACTTTTTTCTGTATCACGCCACCATCCCGGCATAGCAAGGAATTGTCCATGCTTTACTGGATAATCAAACACCTTTTCGTAATCATTAAATAAAAGAATATCAATGTCCATCACACAGATAGGTTCATCAATATTTAGTTGCATTCCCCACATCTTATTCCATTGTAAAACTACTCTGTTATCATATGGTTCTCTTATCCAAATAAATTCATGGTTAGGCAATTTTCTTTCCAGATATTTTTCATATTCTGGTCCGTATTTGTCACCTATTCTAACTGCTAATATTTTCATATCAATGTGTGTGGAGTAAATTAGCCACTACTTTTTCAACATTTTTTGTGGTCATTGGTATATTCATTATCATATGATCGCTTTCATCAATCCAACTAATTGTTCTATGTGTCATTCTTGTATTAACATAATAAGCTCTACCATGTTCAATTTGTAATTTTTTATCGCCCATCCACCAATCGTATTGTAAAGGACCACAATTCTGTAGAAACACGATTATCCTAAAACATCTTCTTGGTATACTTGGGTGATCTCTGTGTGGAGGAAAATATCCACCAACGCCAGAACGAACAATGAAGGTTCTACCTAAAGGTTCAAACGCATCACATATTGGCTGTAAACTTTCGCAATCACGATATACATCTGTGGGCTGATTAAAATCTTCATCGTCTAATTCTCTCCCAGCTGATATCTTTGCCTGTGGTAAACTAGGATTATCTTGGTGTGTCTTGCCAAGCAAATTAGTAACAGCAAGTCCTTGTCTATTGTTGGGCCTTCCTTCTTTTGGTAAGTATTCAACCCAATCATTTTTAAATAATTGAATATCATGTCTGTATCCTTCTGGATCAACATAAAAATATAAGGGTTCAAACATTCCTAGTTGCAATAGCCCCAATTCATTCATCAATGTTTCTTGCGTAACATCTCCAGCAGGAAAATTGTGGCTCCTTGCGGCATTCACCGGCACATTCATTATATTATCAACCATTATTTTCTCCTCCAAAATATTCATCCATCTATACATCCAACTATATGCACTCTATATTCTTCTGATCCATTTAATGCTGTATGATACTGTGTAGTATCAATTTCATAATAATTGCCATCAGCAGGAAGATGCATAATCTCTTTGTTCACAATTATCCAACAGTTTTCATTTGTATAAACTGGTATGTGAATTCTCTTAGATGGGTCATTATGAATTGAATAACAAACTTTAGGACGTAAGTATAATACTCTGGTTCTATACATGCTTAACTTTTTAAGTATAGAGTTGACATAAGGAATGTTAAAATTAGGGTATATGAAATCTTTTTCATAATACGGTTTATAATCTATCTTTGCTCTTGATCCAGAACCAAAATATGGATCACCACCAACTTCTATTCCTTGCAAACAAATTTGATCAAGCAAAGGATTATTTTTTGGCAGAACCATCAACTCATTTCTTATTTCTTCAATGTCAAATGGTATTTTTTTATCCATTAGTAATCTTCACACCTTTCTTCAATGGATTTGATCCTTTTAAATAATAATATTCTGTATGGGTTTCCAAAGTGTCAATAAGTTTGTTGAAACTATCAATTAATTCATCAAGGGTGTAACAAGCATGACTGACATGATAACCATATATATTACTAATATCAAAAAATACTTTTTTGTTTTTTATACGTTGAATTAGTTTTTCATAGTCAGCTTGTATTATATCCATTAACAAATAATCTACATTGTAATTGTCATTCATCTTTTCTTGAAGCAATCTAAGTTCTTCAAAAGTTCCAAAAGTCTTTAATCGTTCTTTGATAATTTTACCTTGTACAGAAGTATTACGTATGTTGTGACTAAATTCCATATAGAATCCAGAAGCATTCAAAATATTTTTATAATCAAACATTTCTTTCATACTCATATTCATGTTAACTATATTTTGTTTTATTTCTAAATTCTCTGAGCAATAATCGTAAAATATAACATCTCCATCAAAATCTAATTTTTCTGCAAACACTTCTCCACTATATCCAGCTGTGGGAGTAAATATCAAATCAAATTTATTTTCTGGAATTCTTCCTAAAGACTCTGTATTTTCTGCATAGAATTTTTCATTCATTCTATTGAAAAGAATGTTAAAATATGGATCACTTTTATCCACCTCTTCACGCCACCCCATTTTTTTAGAATTGATAATCTCCCAATTTTTATTTTGCATCTCTCTACGTTCATCCATATGACCATATGCCCAAGCTTTATGTCTACGTTCTTCGACTGGAAAATTTGTAATTGTAGGAAGTTTTTGATACCGATTTGTTTCAAACAGACGTTTGTGGGGGGTCATCCATGAAGGAGTGTAGTCATCATGAAAATTATCATCTGCTCTCTTATACTTCTCCCATTTTTGTCTGATATTTGGTTTGTCCAACTTTCTCCATTTTTGAAGATTGAGTTCTATGTGTTGGTGATGAAGGAATGCTTTCTCATTGGGCCTTGCGATGATATGACCTCTACAAAATTCGCCCGTCTTTGTCCAATCATAAAATCTTTGAATTGCAGTTGTGCCACAAACCATGTCAAATACCATACCAACTGATACAATCATAGCATGAGTATAATTATCACAAGTATCTAACACATCATTCAATTCAGTCAGATAACATACCTTTTGATCATGGCCAGTTCCGGCCCCAGTAATACCACCAGAAGTTTGTAGCAAGGTTGTCTGTAATTGTTTCTCTGCTGCAAAATCCCATTGTAATGTTACATAAGGTGCTGCTTTCTTATTTGGATATACAACAATAAAAATAAGATGTTTCAATTCTTTTTTTATTTTTATATTATCTCTGTGTTCCAACCAAAGATTTTTAG